GCCGATAAAATATTTTTGTCTGATAAAGTTTCAATTTCTAAAGTGTAATCAAGATATTCTAAATCATTTTTTTGAAAAATTATTGATTCTTTTTCTTGAGTTGAATAACAGTCAATTTCATACCAATCTAAAACTATATTTTCAGTTTCCACTAAAGATTCATACTTAGTGGTTATTCTAACTTTACACTTACCGTAAGCTGGACCAACTACGCCAGTTACCTTGATATTTGGTCCACTAAAAGTTCCGACTATCTTGGACCCAACTTTTGTTGACAAATTATTAACCCAATCTGTTCCATCGTTAAAGTATGCCAATCGATAATACCCAATAGAATTTTTATTAATTTCAGTATCATACAAATCAATGCTTGGTGGAGTTGCGCTATAATAAACACTATAACCAGGACTTGCCTCAAGCGAATTAATAACAGTGTTTGGATACTCAATATATTCATAAGAGGTTACTGAATTTGTGGTAACTGGAGTTGCGTGAATATATTTCATATAATCAGATCCATAGTAAATACTGTAAGTTCCATCTGGAAGAGTGTCTGCTTCATGATTTTTTGCAGCTTTAAAATAAATTATACCATCAACAATTTTAGTAACTACAGGAGTTGCAGCTTGCGTTGTTAGGACATTGGCATTTTCGTAGACAACTAAGTATGAATGATCTTGCTCGACTTTGAGAAGATTACTATTATAAACATAATTTAATTCATTATTTCCAATGTCTGTAAACAGCCAATCATTAGCGGTTATATAGTCTTTTAGTTGATCTATTATTATTCCGTCTTTTTAAAGGCGGAACGTTATAGACCTTTTGTTGAGGACTTGCTAAATTACTTGTGTTGTCTAAATATTTAAACCAGCTCATGTCATAACTCTATGTATAGTATTTCAAAATCGTATTTGTCCTTAAATTCATCTGGTATATCAATACTGATATTAACATCTGCAACTGGAACTCCACCTATTAGTATATCAGGTGTAATAGAATCAATTTTGATAACGACTTCTTTTGCAGCTGAATTTATTTGTTGTAAATTAATTTCATTTCTTACTGACTCATAATCTATATCTATAGATCTTATTCTCTTAGATCCGTCTGACCCAGAATGAGAATGCTCACCTATCTGCACTCCATCTATCTTTGCAGCGTTGTCTACCGTTATGTCTCCGGTTATTACTCCACCGGACTTCATTAGATACTGAGGATGACTATCCTCATTTAAGTCATCCAACAAAGAGTGACTAGACTTTAATGAGTTTATTTGAGACTCATCTACAGATAAGCTAGAAAGCAAAGAAGCGTAATTTGAATCTGTTTCTGTAGTAACAATTTTTTCTCTATTTACAGCCTTCATCGAAAGCTGAGATATAAAACTTGTGTACTTTCTTCTTTGAACTATAGATTGATATAAAGAGTCTATCTTTGCAGATGTGTTACTCCTTCTCTCTAAAAGGTCGGTCAAAACTGACTTGAAGTTACCTTCTGCAGCCAATAATGCTATTGCTGCCTCTTCTGACAAACTAGGTAATTCTGCTTTCATGTTTGTAGTTCTTATGTCCAAAGCAAAGTCGGCAACCACTTTTGTTTTAAATCTTAATGATGGACTTAGGTATTTATTATAAAAAACATTGCAATTAGTTACCAGATCTTTATGAAGGGTATCTAACTGACTATCTATCATATTTGTTAAAGAGTTTACTTTGATAGAAAAAAATGCTTGAAATTGAGCGGCTTGTTTTTTAGTTGTTTTATCCACTTCGGTTTCTGGCAAACCTGTTGGCGATGATTTGATTGATTGGGCAAAGAGTTCCTTATAGTGGATTGCCATTTTGAGCCAGTATAAGTAGTACGATGCGACCTGCTGTTGTGAGTCATCTTCATAGTTGTCTCCAAAATCTGCACCTAATGAATTTAGGATGCAATTAGTTTCGTTTACTAAATAATTAATGATTTCTCTAAAATCGTAAATATGACCAAATGTAGTATTTGATATCAAATTATCATATTCTTTTACGAATTTTCTATATCCTCTTGTTTGAACTCCTTCCGCATAAAGATATTGATCAAAACATATAAATGGTGGCCTAGGATACTTTAAGCTACCTGCATATCCTTCTATTTCTATTTTAGGATATGGATGATCAACTTTGTTAATCTCATCCCAAACATAGGCATGTGCTTCTTCTAGGTTTGAATTGTTTAATGGATCTAATTTTACTTGTCTTAATAAATCTTCTAAATCTTTTAGAAACTTAAGTAGATCTGAAAGACTATTCTTTGCTTCCTGCTTAAGAGATTGCAGAGGGACTGAGTATGGCTGATCGTTACCATATGATACTCCATTCTGAAGAAAAACTGAATTTGTTCCACCCCTAGAAAAAGCTGACTCTACCGAACTAAGAGAAGATGATTCGCTAGATGAGTAATCTAATGTTACCTTTTGTTCTGTTGAGAGTTGATTGTCTATATTATTAATTAATGACATAATTTACCTAAAACATTTTTCTAGAAACACGTTTGACTGGTTTTCTTTTACCAAAACTTGGCATTAGGGGAGCGTTTCTTTGTGTAGTTACCATAATACCAGAAGCTGGTGCTTCCTTATCCCCGTCATCAGATGCATTGCTTGCTTTTGGCATGAAGAACGTGTTTGAAAAACTCTCTGTATTTTTAGCCACCTTTAACTTACTAAAGTCTCCATAGTTCTGAGTTATAGCAAGAAGTGCTAACATTAAAGCGTCGTGCGCGTGATCCATAGCGGATCCGCCTGCTTCAAATATAGGTCTTCCCATTTGAGTGGTCCTAACAACAACATATGAAATCAACTGCATATAAAGCTCTTCATCTGAAGCCGGAAATAAGATAGCTTCCCTTTCAAGATATTGAGTTAGATTATCTACCATGTATGGTTTAATTTCTTTTTTAATTGGTAGCTTTGTATATGGATCTCTTATTTCTATAGATTCACCAAAACCTATTCCCTTGACTCTGTCTCTAAGGTTTGATTTTGGATTTTCTGTTCCATATTTTCTAAGTAGTTCTACTTGAACTTCTCCATATCCGCGGTCAACATAAATATGCTTTGGATGAAAAGATTCATTTAATTCAACAATTCTATTAACCCCATTAGTTAGAGTGTATTCAGACTTAGGGATTTCTTCTCTATATACAACTCTAACTTTATTTCTGAATCTTTCATCTTCGTAGTTTTCATTGCAGGTTTCTAATACAACTATATTTGTTCCAGCGCCGTATTTATCCCAGTCAACTCCAATTGTATAGAATGATCTAGCTGATTGTATTTCAGGAGTATACTCCCAAGATGGTTCTATAAAAGCTTTGTCTATAAACTTTCTAGGATATACGCCTTCTGCGTCTTCGCCCCAGTCTGCTTCAATTTCATGACGATAACCCATTTCTGAGTATTGTTCCCTAAATTCATCTTCTTGCTCTTTAGAAAAATATGGGTTGCAATATGATGGAAACCAGAACTCTTGGAATCTAGCGCTTCTGCACCATTCCCAAAATCTTTCCCTTCTACCAGTTGGCGTTGAAGCTCCAATAAGTATTTTGTCCGGTTGATCTTCTGCGGTCTTCTGTAGCATCGCGTAGAGCGCGTCAAGGTCATCTGCGTGCATGTAGTCCATTTCGTCCAACACAATCACGTGTGCTTCTTGACCACGGGCTACGTCTGATTTTCCGCCTGAGCGCATACCAGATGTAAAGAATCTAATTGTAGATCCATTAGAAAACTGAATCATAAACTGAGGACTAGTTACTTTTCTTGTAATTGAATTCATAACTATTTCATTTTTAGAAGCTAATCTAAGAATTTCTTGATAGATTAATTCAACATGAGATTTCATTGGAGCAATAACTAAACATCTTCCATCTTTATGCGTATAGCTATAGTGAAGTAAAGCAATTGCCATGCTGAAGGTTTTTCCTAAACGACGACCTGCTCTTAATACTTTTCTTAATGCTGGATCGCGCAAAATTAAAGTTTGATAAACTCTTGTTTCTGCTTGAAGAAAATGTTTTGCCCATCTACATGGATCTTTAGATATATGTATTTGTCTTTGTTGATCAGCTGATATTCCGCATATCTAACAAATTATTATCAATCTCAAAAGGTTCGTCAATTAATAGGGCTAATTCTCTATTTGTAAATTGTCTACCTTCAACTGGCGTACCATCAGCCCAGTTTATGTGGCTTAGTTTATTTTTAAAAACCCATTCAATTCTATTAACCTGTTTTGAATATTCTGGATCTTGCGCGTTGATAATTTCTAAAAGATCATCCCTAGAAAGACCTTCTAATCTTTTACGAAATTCCTTTGTTTTGTCCATAGTATATTCTACCCGAAATGCGAAGCCATCATCGCACCTTCTGATCCAAGTAATGATCTAGCGTTTAGCCTGCTGTTCTGAATTGCGGCAACACCTCTAGCTCTAGAGGTTGCTCTAACTTCATCATCTTTATATCCTGCTCCAAAAACTCCGGTATACATATTACCTTGCATTGACTTCATGCCGTCTTTACCAAAATTAATTCCAGCTTTAACGGCCAATCCACCAAGCTTAGCAAGTTGGTAAGCCATATCAGCTGCAAAGATTAAATTAAGACCAGGAACAGCTGCTAATGCTGCTTCTCCAGCTACAGCTAAACCAACTCTAGCTCCACCGTGTTTAACTGCAGACAAAGCTCCTTTTGTTCCAAGTGACTTTATTATTCCCTTGTCCACTATTTCAGTAGCTATTGTACCCATTCTAGCCTTAACAACATCATCGCCCAATGATGATGCAAAACCTGCACCAGTTCCAATTCCTCTATTCAAAGCTGTATTAAGTAGTCTTGCATCTTTTCCTAGAGCTCCAGCTAAAGGTCTGATCATTTTTTCAGCTGCATCCGTCATTGCAATATTGGTTATACCAAAAGCTTTTGTTCCAGCTGTTCCCATTGCAGTTCGCATTTCTGCTCCACCACCAGGTGTTAATAATGCGCGCATAAAGTTTTGTGATTTTGTAGCGTTGACACCCATTGTTGTCATGTACCTGCGTTCACCAACACTAAGGGCTTCTCCTGCGACTGTCTTATTTACCACACCTCCTAATGTAGTTGCTTGAGTTGAAAAGTTTCCTGGATTTTGCATGAACCTACCTGTGGCAGGATTTCTAACAGCAGGTAAACGACTTCCTGGTGGAGCATAGACTTGTGTTGAAAGTGGTCCTCCATTCATCTTAGCTATTCTTGCTAGATTTAAATCTCCACGTAGAACAGCCTTACTACTTGCGTTTCTTGCGGCTCTTCTTTCTAGTTTAGTTATAGCTCCCATTCTTCCAATGATTCCACCACTAAATGCTGGTGTTGCTTCTTTTGAAGTTCTAGTTATCATATTGCCTAATGAAGCTAATGCTCCACCGGCATTTGGTGCCATAAATCCTTTATTGTAACCTGCTCCAAATCGAGAAAGGTTTGGATCTCTAAAAAAAGCTCTAGGGTTTGCGGTTAAGTTTCCTCTTCTAAATCTTTTAAAATTAGATCCTACTTTAGTTAAATCGTCTGTGCCAGATTTAATTGCAGATCTTCCGACCTCTTGCTAAACGTTGTCCTCTTGTAGTAGGTGTAAAGATTCGTCCTTGTTTTAAACTCTGCATTGTTGGCTTGAGTCTTGTTCCGCCAACAAATTGACTTGCGCCTTGTGGACCAAGTGGATCTAATGCGTTTCCTATGAAAGGTCTAAACTTTGCTCTAGACCTAGCTGCTAATCCACGTCCTCCTTTATTATCTAAAAATCCACCTTTAAGAATTGTATTTTGAGCTCTGTATCCACCATAGCCAAATAGCAACAGTGGATTTTGTATTCCCGCTGTTGCTTCAAGGGCGCCTAAACCTTTACCCATCATTCCTGGAATCTGAGGAGCTTCGTCAGTCATTCCACTCATATCACTCATGGTTAACCGCCCCTTCTTAAATTATGTAAGCCGAGTACTATGTTTCCGTCTGCGTTAAGTTCTTGTGCAGTTTGTGATGAAGTGTTTCTTTGTCCATATAATTTTCCACCATAAGTCATGTCTCTATTTAATCTTCTAGTTCCAACATACGGTGATTCATTTATAAATCTTTCATTTCTATTTATATAACCAACTCCCATTGCAGCACTTCCTGCTAATCCAGCTGTTGCTCCAAATGCTGCTCCCAAAACTCCACCCTTAAAACCTTTAGCCATACCACCAACAACGCCTCCCAGCGTTGCTCCTAAGCCCATAGCGGCCATTGTGTTCCTACCTGTACTAGAACCTGGAATTGCTGCATCAAAAACTGCACCAGGCGTTAGCTTTCTTCCGAGAAAAGTTTCATCCGCATTAGGATCACCAAAAGCAACATCCATAGCAGCATCTCTTGCTGCTGGTGCAGCGTTTTTAACAAGGCCTGCTGTTGCTGCTCCAGCTATGATGGCACCTGCGCCAACTTTAGTCGTAGCGCCTTTGTATATAGATTTACCTATGCTTGATAGAAGTGCCATTTATCTATCTCCAAATAAATGATTATTTTTATTAGAACCCATTGATGTATGACCTATTTTTTGTCTATCTAAATTTCCTACAACACCAGCTGTGAATAATGGATCTTTTCTTCTTGAAGTCTGACCATTACCCATTAATGCTTCCTGTATACCATAAGGCCTTTGCCCTTGTTCAACTGGTGCTGGTCCCATAGTAGCGTCATAAAGATCATTTTCGTTTCCTCTTTTAGCCATTTTATATCCAGTGACAGCTCCAGCTAAGGCTAAGGCGCCTAATGCAAATTTTCCTTTATTGGATTCATACACTCTTCTACCCAACGCTATTGCATCGGTAGCAATCTGTTCACCTTCACTAAGGCCTGGTAGTGTTGGATTAATAGACTCTACAAGTGATCCAGAATTAATAAGAGCTGTTTTTGCAGCAGCGTCTTCCACAGCTCTTGCTATACCAGGATCTAACGTTTCACCTACAAGAGCTCTTGCTGCTGTATCCATATCTTCAGTTACTGATCCAGACGTTGCAAAACCAATTACACCGTCTTTTTCAGTTTTAAATACATCAACAAGTCTATGAACTCTACCCTTTAATGCAACGTCGGTATCTCTTACGCTAGAAATACCTTGAGCTAATCTTGCTTCGTTTATAGTTTCTACTGCGGCATTTCCTGTTATTTTCATTCCTATGATGCCTGTTTGACTTATTTCTTCTGCTATCGTTCCAACGGTAGCCCTATAATTTGCAATAACAACATTTGGATCTGCTTTGCCTGCAAACTCGATTAACTTTTCTTCTCTAGCTTCTCGCGTTGTGAGTTTTGCAACTTCAGATAATTGCTGCATTCTTTCTGTTAGATTAACTGAAGTTAAGTTTTTTTCACCAAAAATATTTCTAGCTAAAGTTCTTGCTTCATCTTGCATTTGAGTGTTAATAAAAGAACCTGGCGTTGATTTAAGTTTATTGTAAGCTCTAATATTTCCAGCTAAAACTTGTTCAGCTAAATCATCAGTAGTTTCTTTACCTAAATTCTTAGGAACAAAAGCTCTGTTTATAGTGTCTTCTAATTGTGAGTCTGCTGCTTGAACTTTTGAATCTATAAATCTATTTAAATCTGCGTTTTCTAAAAATTCCTTACTTCCGAATTTAATACCATCACCAATAACATTTCCTGCATCGTCAAACTGTCTTATTGTGAGATTAGCAAGGTCGTCTGCATTGACAATAACTCTGGATGATTTTTTGGCAGTACCGGTAACTGGGGTTCTAAAATATGAATTTTCTTCTATAGCAAAAGTGCCCTTTTTTGTTCTTCTTTGTATATCAAAAATACTTTCTTTACCTTGAGCCATTGTAAATTGTATACCAATGTCGGATAACTTACCTAGATCTTTTCCAGCCAAAGGACTATAGGCATTGGTTCCAGCTCTTGAAACTTTATCTATTAATTTTTCACCTATTTTTGATGTAGCTTTAGCTTCTGCTGAAGCTAGTATTCTACTTCTAACATCATAAGTAGCGTAGGGTAAACCTCTATCGATTAAAGCTTGTGAATACTCAGCGGTTTTTGATCCAACAATTGCTGGAGCGTATCCGCCACTTCTTAGTCCATAATGTTCACTTGTGGTACCCATTGCCTGAGATAGACCAGTCACATTTGTTGATAATGATCTAGGTGTTCCAAGATTTTTAAGGGCTCTCCTGGCATACACCATTTGATCAAGCTCTGTTGCTTCTATCTCAGTTATTCCAATATTAGATAAAGCCAGACTTCCTCGATTTGCTAAAATCGAGTTACCGTTTCCTAAATTTATTCTTTCAGGTTTTCCTTCTCTAGCTTCATTCAAGGCAAATTTAAAAGCTTCTTGTACCGTTGCGGTATCATCAAGTACTTGAAATCCTGCTCCTGTAACTCCTCTAGACTCAAAATTGGAAAATACATATTTATTTTTTTCAGCGTCGTAATAAATTGATCCTGCCGATAATGAGTCGCCAAGATTGATACCAAGATTAATTGGTTGTGGATTGCTT